GCCTGCGGATCCGAAAGAAGGCGGGGAGGTCGAGGTATTCATCTGTGATTCGCGTATGCCGCAGGACGAATGGCCGCCTGTCGGTAGCGGCGTTGCGGCCTACGAGTCGGACCGCTGAATGCTGGCCGTGACGGAAACGTGAAGCACGGAAATGGAAAACGTGAAAAGGAATTTCACGATTGGCACAGTTTAAGTGATTGCGGTCGGCGTAAACTGTTGTAATATAAGCGCTTCTGAGGTGCGAGACAGGATTTAGGTTCCAGCGCCGCAAGGCGTGAGAGTTCGAGTCTCTCCGTCCGCACCACCTTCTAAATCAAGTGTTTACGAGCTTCAGCGGCCCTCCATGTAGATGCGCTGGATTATCAGCGTGAACAGAACGTGAAATGCGGCCTTCACGGACTTGATCAAGAACCCCTACAGCATCCCTTACTCTGGCCGGAGCAAGGTGGGCATATCGTTCAGTCATCGCGACTGTCGAGTGTCCGAGCAGATCCCGAACATCCGCCAACGGAACGCCGGCGCTTACCAGCCATGCCGCGCAGGTGTGGCGCAGGTCGTGAATCGTAAAGTCCACAATCTTCGCTGCCTGGCAGGCCTGCTTGAAGCCGGCTGATAGCGAAACCACTCGATCTCCGTTGGCTCTGGCAAAAACCCAGGGGCATTCCGGACTGGTCTCGGATCTGAATGCCATTCGTCGCTTTAACGCTGCCATCGCACCTTCGTTGATCGGTATGCTCCGGCGCTTGCCTGCCTTCGTGTGGGATGCCTCCAAGTAGATCAGTCGATTGGCGAAATCCACTCTGCGCCACTCCAGGCCAAGCATTTCCTCCCGCCGGCATCCGGTGTTTACCGCTAGGCGGATGAAATCCTCGAGCATCGGGCCAAACTTCTGGACGCGCGCGGCGCGGCACAGGGCCTCGACCTCTGCCCTGGTCAGCCAACGATCACGTCCCTCCGCCTCGCGCATCTTCCGCCCCTTCACCGGGTTAGGAAGGTCCCACTCCAGTTCCGTGTTGCAGTGGTTGATCGCCGCGGACAGTGCTGCGAGTTCTCGGTTGATAGTTGCCGGGGATGCGCCGGCATCCAGCCTGTGCTCTCCGTATCCCCGTATGTCCTGGCCCCCTAGATCGTTGACCACGCGTCCGGCAAAATACTCGCGCAGCGGCTTTATGCGGTGCACGGTCGTTTCGTAGCTGCGCTGATGCTGGCGAGCGTGTTGCAGATACGGAATGATCACCTCCTCAAAGGTCCTGGGCGGATTCACGCCCATTTCCTTTTCCTTCCACGCTTTCGCGCGTTCCTGTTGCTCTAGTGCTTTCGCCGCCGAGTAGTCGGCAGTTCCAGAAGAGCGTCTAACAAGCTTTCCTGTTGCTGATTTGAAAGAGATCCACCAGTAGGCGGAGTCGTTTCTCTTGTACGGCATACTTCCTCCGGTACGCCGACCGCGTCGCGCATGCTAGCAGCGGCTTCCTCTTCAAGCATCTGTTCGAGCTTTTCCTTGTGCACCCGGATGGTCTTCTTGAACCTGACCACTGGGATCAGCTTTTCGTCCGCGTAGCGGTACGCGGTCCTGCGGCTCACGCCGAGAATGCCGGCGGCCGCCTCAACTGAAATCAAAGACATAGCGAGACCTTGGCCGATCAACGGCATCGGGTTGGCGGGTAGAATTCGTGGAGGCTTGGCCGGGCAGGGCGCCCGCATCGGGCAATATGGGGGTTAACTGCTCGGTCAGGCCTTCTGGTAGGATTTGGAGCCCAGCCGGGCGGGCGTCAGGAAGAGGCCCTAGTGGGCCCGGCTGGGTTACTTCGGTCGTTTCTGCTTGTTGCGGCGAGCGATGATCAGTTGCTTGGACGCCGTGGCAACTCCCTTTACAACGTCTTCCGGGAGAAGCGCCTCATTGCAGTGTGGGCAAAGCGGAGCCATCTTCGTGCTGCGCCACGCTTCGTCGATCACCTTGGCCGCACGGCTGCGGATTGCAAACTGCTCTGCCTCATGCAACTCTCGGCGGCGCCTGTTCAAGTCCTTCAAGCCGCCGTCGAATACCTGTACCAGGTGCATGAAGGCATCAAATGGCTCGACCTCAGTTTCACAATCGCTGCACCAGATGCGGCGCTCCTTTTCGTCGTAGACCATTTTCCTGTGACGGCAGGATGAAACGGGGCGTCGGGTAAGCCCTCGTGCCACCCGCAAGTCCTCGATCTGGACGACCTTTACGCCGTAGAGGTATTCATGGGGTTCAATGGGTGCGTCGCTCACTCCCAACCTCCCATAGACTTGCCGATCTCGGCGGCGGCGCGCAGGATGGCTAGTCGAATGCATGTGTCCTGATAGAAGACATCATCCTCAGCGGTCCTAAACATGACTGTCGGATTGGTTTTGGGGCTGTGGATCTCAAGGTCATGCATTACGGCCAGTCGAAATGCCTCTCCGTCGTCATCGCGAGGGTTCCATCCGAACCTAGGGCCGTCTCCATAGCTGACCCATAGGCCATCGTTGAGATGTTCATGCACGGTCAGCCCAGCCGCCCGCGCCGCCAGTTCGAGTAGTTCGCGGTCGTTCATTGCGTTGCTCCTTCTAGGGCTGCGTCGATTTCAGCGTCCAGGTCTTCCTGGTTGAGTACGATGTTCTCAGGGGTCATCCCGGCGAATACGCCGCCTTGTCTGATCGTTTCGAGGTCTCGCTCTCGCAGCCAGCGGTAGCGCGCGGCGTCCTTCGCCATGCGCCGAATCTGCTCTGGTATGCTGACATTGCCGCCGTCTGGAGGGTCCATGTAGTAGGTGCCAGGCAGGGCGCTTGCGCACTCCTTCAAGTACTGCTCCAACAACTCGCAGTGTTTCTGCGTGTCCTTGTGGGCGCAGTTCTCCGCCTTGAGCCGAGCGCTCAGCAGATCAACCTCGGCAATCAGCTTGAGGATGGCTTGTGGATTGGCGGCGGCACGGAATGCGGAGTCTTCGCCGCCGGCTCCGGATGGATTGGCGATGTACCGCTCCGCCAATTCCTTCAGCTTGTTGATATCGGTCATGGCTTGGTTCCTTTGATGATTTCGTCAAGATCGATTGGCACATTGATGCTTTTCAGCATCTCGGCGAACTGCTTCAGTGCCCCACGCAGAACCTCGTTCTCCGCCTTGATCTGGTCTTTCTCTCGCGTCCATTCCAGCCATGCGTCAATGTCGTAGTCGCCTTTCATGCCTTGACGCAGCCTGTCGCTCTCCGCCTTGAGCTGGTCGATCTCGTCCAGCAGGGCGAGGATGGTCTTGGGGTTGGCGGCGGAATCGAACAAATCCCAAGCAGCGGAGATCGGCTCATCCTCGCTCCGCTCAATTCGGATCACGTCCTCAGCAAGCCTCCGCAGCTCTGCGTGGTCGGTCATGATCTGGTCCGCCTGCTTTACGCTTTCCAGCAGTTCGTTAAAAAGTGGCTCATCCATCACTTCACCTCTATTCCGGCTTTCTGGAGGGCTGCTAGACATTCCCTGATTCCTCGGTTGAATTCGGCAAGCTCAGGATAAGCATCAAGTGATGAGCTACCATATGGCTTTGGCGGCCTCACCCTCAGAGCCGCGCGGCTGGCTTGCCAGGCCTTGAACGCAAGGTGAGCCGAGTAGTCTTTGAAGCAGTTGCGCTCATCCTGCCATTCCGACTCAAGGCCATGCTCGCGCAGTAGCCAAGCTTCAAACTCTTCTCTCATGTCAGGCACGGTCAGGACTCCTTTGGGTGGCCACGCAGACGGTCGGCCAACTCCATCTCGGCGTAATAGGCGCTCATGCTTTCGGCATCGTTGAGGTTCAACGTTCCGTAGACATGGCGGTTATAGAATTGCGTGGTGCCTAGGCAAGGCTTCGACAGGTTCAGGGTGTAGCCGCGCTTGTCGGCCAGGAACTTAGCGACTGCGGCGGATCGGCTCATGCCTGCTTGGCAGTGAACGATGATCGGTTCATCACCACACTCGTTCACGAAGTCGTGGATCTGCTTGGCGTCAATGTGGCTGAACACCCGAAAACCATCGCTTCCCAGGTATCCGTCTACATCATCAAATTCCAGCCGCAGAACGCGCTTGTGATCGCAGGCAAAGGCATACCAGTCGCCCTTGCTGCCGATGCTGATCACGTTACTCGGCGTCTCGATCCTGCTGGCATCCACTGCGGAGAGGAATGTCACCTCTCGCCTGTTCACTGCTTGCTCCATCTGCTCAACTCCTGTCCTTTCAACTCGGTCTGCTCGTATAGGTTCTGGAAGTCCCCGACGACCCGGAAGATTCCCAGGACGAAGAGAACGATGACTATCACTGCCAATATGGTTTCGTTGTCGTTGTCCACAGTTGGTCCTCCGGGGGGGCGGATACGGTTGGGTTCGTTGGGGTTATTCGCCCGCTGCTTTGGAGATCAGGTGCATGAGCATTTCGCGCAGTTGCTCGCGCTCTAGC